GGGGCGGGGATTTGAAAGTGCCGACCTCTCCAGCAACGATAGGGGCGACCTGTTACTTCACCATGAAAGTCCACCATGTCCTGGCGGTACGCTCCAGCAGTATCAATCGCCCATACTTGCTGCCGTGTGTCATCAAAGATGCGCGCAGGTTCCAAGACCTGCATGACATCATCGGTCACAAAAAACTCTGGTTGGTGCAACCGGAATGTCAGTACCGTGGTCTCAACGTCTTTCCAAGGACGGTCCAAAGTAACATAGTACGCGGTCTTGTTGTTTTCACCAGGGTCAGGTGCAGTCCAAAACTCTTGAGACTGACGCCGATACTTTCGGGTTCCGTCGTCAAACTCGATGTGCATCAGTCCGTCCCAAGTGCCATCGATTGTGGGGCGCCACGTTACACCCGAGCCGGTGGTATCAATACCTGCACCGGAGACGTTGACAAACTGCATGATGCGCTTGTCGGTGCTCAACGGTTTCAAATACGCGCTGACTGAACCCGTCTTGACTTCAGGGTTCAGAACGATGTGTTCTTCCGAGGGAATCAACGCTTCGGGCACATCTCCCGCTAATCGATCCAAAGCCAAGTTGAGCGCTTCACGCACTCGACGATTCAGCGTTTCACCCGTAGTGTCCCAAGAACGAAAATCGAACAAACGGGAACGCAAAGAACTAAGGGATGTGTCCACAAGAGTCTCCAAAGAAGAAAGCGGGAACCCCCGTAAAGAGGCTCCCGCTTAGTGTATCACGTTAACGAGACTTATCGAAAGTCAACGTACGCATCACTAACACCGCTACCAGTGTCAGTCAGTGCACGACCGAATACTGCAAACGAGTCGGTAGCACCGCCCGTTGCAGGACCGGCAGTTGCCGCAGTGGCAACCGACGTGATGTTGTTACCCGCGCTAACGCCTGCAGTCTTGACAACGCATTCACCTTTAACGATGATCCAGCCATATTTGCTGGCTGCGATGTCGTGACCGGCCACACCGATCAGGTTGATCAGTTCGATGTCAGCCGAAGCAGTTGTCTTTTTCGCTTCGTAGCTCTTGGAGTTTGAAGCTCGCATCAACAAGTCATTGGCTGAAACGCCACTTGCATCAACCTGCACAAACATCCAAACACGATCACCCTCAAGGGATGCGTCAGCGTCGGTGACTTCTGCAGCAGGTTGTACGCGGCAGCTACCTACAGGGTAGGTTTCACCATCGTACACGACGCTGTAGGCTTCAGTTTTAACAGAGTTTCCGTATGCCATGATCATATCTCCTTATGAGTTTCCGCCAGCAACACAGCCTTGGGCTGGAAGCTTCGTGGAAATCATGTTTCCTTGCATTGAGAAGATAGCGGTCACGACGTCTTGGTCACCCACGCGTTCCTTGAATTCGCTGATTGTCGGAGCTTCCAAAGTTGGGAACTCAAGGTAATCAGTGTTCAGGAAGTACGTAGCACCATTGGTCGCATCGCCCGTGAAACCACCACCGGCACGGTCAAGATCGATGGAAGAGTAGGCCTTGGCAACACCGAGCGAAAGCTCAAGGGTGTTACTCTTTTCGGTCTTGTCTTCAACGATGCTGACGCGGACGTTGCTGAGTTTCGCGTTTTCGAACTGCGTGTAGGTGTCATCATCCATGATCGCCAGATCTGGACCCTTACCAGCGCCACCAGCGTAGTGAGCACACTGACGGTACACCTTACGAAGAGTGGAGAGGGAGAAGGTCGTCGACATGTCGGCGAACTGGTTGAAGTGCGAAATACTTGTGGACTTCGCAACACCTTGAACGGATTGGCCGTCTGCGGTTTGTTCGGTTGGGGTACGCCAGTCAAGAAGACCGTTAAGTACACCGGTTCCGATACCATCAGCAACATCACCGTTAAGAGTCATAAAGCCTTTAAGCTCCGCAGTTTGGAAAACCAATCCGCGACTCACACCGGTCAGGAAGTACGAGTTCAAGTCACACTTGGCCGCTTCCATTACAGTTTGAGGGTACTCTTCGATGAGTCGAATGATGGCAAGCTTTCCAGAGTTCTGGTTAAGCTCACGCTTCGGGATGTTGATAGCAGCAACAATACGATGCGGTTCCACTTGGAAACGCTTGATTTGTTGACGCCGGGTCATGTTCAGTAGCTCGTCACCGACATAAACGCCTACACCGCGAGCAGGTGCACCACCGGAGAAGGACCGCTCGATGAGCGTTCCGCCTTCCATGGGCATACGTGCCTTGGCTTGAAGGGCGTCAAACAGTTCATTGCTACGAACAAACGAGTTCACCAGAGGTCCGCGGAGATCCGCAAACGTAGTGTTCAAAAGTTCTGTTGAAATGGACATTATAGCCTCTCGGTTGTTGGGAAGACATCATAGTCACCCCCCAACCGTAAAGTTGAGTTTTAGGTTCACGTTCTGATGCCTGCCCATTGATGTATCGCAATGCCGGACTTTTCAGCTACCCAGCACACCATAAGGGTGCGCTTCAAAGAGTAAACGTATACTGACGTTTTGGCAAGCGGTCTTATGGAAGTTTGTACCGAGGAGTCAATACTTTGCCGTTAGCGTCTTGCGTGATACCATAGCAGCATGTCCAAGAAGCAAAGCGGTGCGAAGTTCGCTAAAGCCCCGGGGTTACACGAAGGCAAAGTGAAGGCGTTGTTCTCCACGTCAGATGCTTTTGTGTCTATGTGCCAGATTGTACGTGAAGACGAAACCATCGGTTTCATGACGCCGACCTACACTCAGCGTAAACTGCTGGACGCATACCACAACAACAACTGGGTCATCGTTAACAAGTTCAGGCAGGCCAAGATCACAACGATTTCTGTGATGCTGTTGCTCCGAGATTGCATGTACCTTGAAGGTGTAAAAGGTCTGCTGATTGCAGAGCGCCAAGATACCGCAGAAGACATTTTTGAAAGGATCCTTTTTGCTTACCAGCGCTTACCTGATGACGTGCGTATGCCTCTTGCCCCTGGGAAAAAAGCCGGGGCGACCCAGATGCAGTTCGTTCATGGTGGCGGGATTAAGGTGCTCACTGCTGGTGGTCGTAGCCCTGCTATCGGTCGTTCTATTGATCGACTGGTCATTACGGAGTTTGGTGAAGCACAGTGGCAAAAGAAAGCCGCGATCAACATCTTCCCCACAGTCAACAAGCGTGTGAACGCAAAAGTCGTTCTTGAGTCTACTCCGGGACGAGCCGGTAGTCACCACGAGCAGATGTGGCGATCGGCCATGGAAGGTACCAGTCGGTTTCACCCTCTATTCTTGGAGTGGTGGGAAGACGATAGCTGCATCACACTGGATAAAAGCTTCTCCCCTACAGGTGCCGAGCGAGACTACCAAGTCAAGCATCCCGGAATGTCGTTGCGCAACTTGGCGTTTAGGCGGCAAGCATTGGGTACAGAGTTTGTCGGTGATACACGTCTCTTCTCTTGTAAGTACCCATCTGACCCCTATGACGGTTGGCTGGGAGCAACAGACCCCGTCATTCCTGCCGACGTGCTCAAGAAGTATCTCGCTGAAAGTCAGGCAGACCCGCCACTCGGAAAGTTCGGCTGCCACGAGATTGATCCACCTAAGGCAGGCCACCAGTACGTCATCACCGCTGACCCTGCAGGTTTCGGCGGTAAGGGTGATAAGTCCGCGCTCACTGTATTCGATGCAGTCAACCAACAAGAGGTGGCATTCTGGGAGGGGCGAGAGTCGCCTGATCGGTTTTACCAGAGGCTGCTTAAAGTGCAGAAACGTTATTCCATGGGCTTGCTGGCAGTGGAATCCAACGCCGCTGCGTGCATTGCGCTCCTTAAAGACAACGGGGCGAAAAACCTTTTGTGGACCGACCGAAACCACCCTGGCTGGTACGCCACAGCGAAACGCCTCCGTGAAGCCGAAGCTCGATTGGTTCGGATGTTAGGTGAGCAAGAGCTTCACTTGCGGAGTCGAGGAATGCTCCATCAACTTCTGAACTACGATGGTTCTCGTAAGAAAAGGGTGAAGGGGTTCGATGGTGTTACACACCACTTCGACCGTGCGCGAACAGCCGTTATGGCTGCAGATGTTTTGTCCCGTAGGCGTTTCACAATCGCTGAAAGTGGAGTAGACTCGGGTTATGTTCCCGGACAGGTTACGATTGGTGACCTGGACAAGTTTAAAGATCGGCAGCGTAGGGAAGCCAAAACACCCTACAAACCAGTTTCGAGATGGAGTCAATGATGCCTGACTATAAGTACAAAGTTACGATGGACGCTGCAAAAAAGAAAGCTGCAGCAGAAGACAAGGCCAATCGTGAGAAGAAATCCAAGAAGTCAAAGAAGGCTTACTAATGGCGAATCTCAGCAAACTCATTGACCGTCACCTGCAGCACTACAACAGGCACGAGAAGCGTCCGTTCGACAAAGCTCGTCAGTTCTACCGTGGTGAGTTTTACAGTCACTCTGCGGACAACAATCTTAATCAAGTCTCTCAGAGCTACCTCTGCAGTAAGAACTTGATCTACGCCATCGCTGATACAGCGGTCAGTGCGTTGCTGGGGCCCAACCCCCAAGTAGCTGCCATGGCGCGCACGCCTTCCAGTGAAGAAGCCTCGCCGGCAGTTACGGGTTTGATGGAGTACGTCTTTCAGACCAACCGTATGCGTCGACGTGCTGCCACTGCATTGATTGACGCAGTCTTGTGTAAGCGGGGCATCTTTAAGACCAGTTGGAGCGTCAAGGACGATGCCCCAGTGATCCGTGTTGTGGATCCGAGCGCACTGTTCTTCGACCTTACAGTGCGGGACCCAGACGACATCAAGTACTGGTTGGAGGCTACCGTCATTCCTTACACCGAGTTTAAAGCTCGTGTCGAGCAAGGTCGCTACAAGAGCGCGAACATCTCAGATGTGACGCCTGATCGGTACCCGTCATGGCTCTCCAACAACACCAGTGGTGGTGGGTCGGATACGCGTGATGCTTTCCAATGGGTCACCATCTGGGAGTACTACGATCGTGAACGTGGGATTGTTCAGCACTACAGCAAACAAGCTGGTGCAGTACTGTTCGAAGATAAGATCGAATACACCCCCTACTCGATGTTCAGCCTCAACCACTCCGCCGTAGACTGCTCGGGGCTGAGCGAAGTGCAGTTGGTGTTGAACCAACAGCAAACCGTGAACGACTTGCTCACGCACATGAAACAGATCGTGTACCTGCAAGTCCCTCGCATCATGTATGACGCAGGGATGCTTACTGAAGAAGACCTCAACAAAGCGGTGGAAGCCTCTGCCGGCGCGTTTGTAGGCGTTACCCCTCAAAACAGTGAGACCATGCGGAACTTGGGGGCGCTGTTCTATCAGTTGCCCATGCCCGAGACGCCCGCTGGCGTAGTCGAGTTTATCAACCGTCAGGAAGACGATGCAGCTTTTATTTCTGCACTTGCTGAGGCCGCCCGAGGACAGGTTACCGGGGCACGGACCGCGACCGAAATGGCAATCATCGACGCCCAAATGCGT